CCTGATGATTTACCACAAGAAATAATAGATGAAATATTAGATATGTGGAAAGACTTAAAAACAGGAAGGGCAAAAAATGTACAAGCAAAAAAAAGAATGATAGAAACTTACAACACCATCTATATGACAAACTATTCAACAGGAACTAATTGTGGTTCTTGCTTATCTACTTGTTATGATGGAATAAAAAAATTATATAATAAATACAAAAAATGACAAAAAAAGACTACAAAAAAAACCCTGAACCACACTACTATACAGGCACAAAATATGGTTACTCAGCAAGATGTGTTGTAGAGGACTTTGATTTAAGTTATAATTGTGGTACAGCAGTATCATATCTTTTAAGAGCTGGTAAAAAAGAAGGTAACCCAGCACAACAAGATATTCAAAAAGCTATTAATCATTTACACTTTGAGCTTGATAGATTATATAAAGACAATGCGGTGAAAACAGGACAGTTGGTAGAATGACACTATACAAATGTAAATGCGGTAACGAAGAAGAAATAGGTAAACAAACCCTAGCTTTAAGGGATGGTCGCTGGAGAACCATTCAAGCTCTTTGTGATTGTGGTTTATGGATGGAATCAGAACCTGAAGAAGGAATGCCACAAATAAAAAGAACAGAAGCATCACTAAGTAAAAAGAAGAAAGGTGATTATATGTGGGATAGTGCGAAAGAAAAGCTATGTGGAGAACGTGGTATAAATGAACCCTTTAAATAATGAAAAAGAGATCAAGAGTATATTTAAAAACATTAAAAAATAAAGCTGTAAAGTATTATTTTGAAAACCCTGACAGTAGTTTAAAATGGCTGTCTAATAAATTTAACATTAATGAAGCTATGTTAAGCAGAGGTATTAGTGAAGAACTAAAAAAAAGATTTAAAAATAGTTTTTCAAGGAGATGTTCAAACTATTAAATAAAAGCAAATTAATTCTATTATATAATTATGAAGCAACAAGTTAAGATAAGTAAAGTAAAGGGAAACCCAAACAATCCAAGAATAATTAAAAACGATAAGTTTAAAAAGCTAGTCAAGTCAATACAAGAATTTCCTGAAATGCTAAAGCTAAGACCTATTGTAGTTGATGAAGATATGATGGTACTTGGTGGCAATATGAGATTAAAAGCAAGTAAAGACGCAGGGCTTAAAGAAGTATGGATAGAAGTAGCTGAAGGACTTACTGAAGAACAAAAGAAAGAATTTATTGTAAAAGACAATGTAGGTTTTGGTGAATGGGAATGGGATATGTTAGCTAATGAATGGGATAGCGTACAACTTGCTGAATGGGGTTTAGATGTTTGGGAAAATGAAGATGATAAAATAGCTGAAGCAGGACTAATAGAAGATGATGAAATACCTGAAGTAAAAGAAAGCAAAGTAAAGCGTGGGGATATTTGGAAACTCGGAGAACACAGACTTATGTGTGGAGATAGTACAAGCTCAGATGATGTAGCTAAACTAATGAATGGAGAAAAAGCTGATTTAATAACAGACCCTCCTTACGGAATAAATGCTAATAAGCAAACTTTAGGAACAGGAAAAAAACAATTTTATAGAGGTGATGATTGGGATAAAGAAGTGCCTGACTTTTGGAGTATGTTGCTACTATTTGATAAATGTATAATATGGGGGGGGAATTATTTTACAGACAAATTAAGTATAACTAATGATTGGTTGTGTTGGCATAAAAAAAATGACAATTTAAGTTTTAGTGAATTTGAATTAGCGTGGAGTAATGTTGGCAAAAATTGCAGAATGCTATCTCATCATTGGGGAGGCGAAAAAAAATTACACCCAACAATGAAACCTGTAAAAGTTATGGAATGGTGTATAGGTATAATTGATTCAAATAATATAATTTTTGATTTATTTCTTGGTAGTGGCTCAACACTAATAGCAGCAGAAAAACTAAATAGAAAATGTTATGGAATGGAATTAGATGAAAAGTATTGTGATGTAATAATAGAAAGATGGGAACAATTTACAGGACAAAAAGCGATAAAGAATGGAACAAAATAGAACAAAGATTAACAAAGAGAGATTATTAAAAGCACTAGAAAGTTCTTTAGGAGTAATAACAACAGCTTTAAAAGCAACTGACCTAAGCAGAACAAACTTCTATAAGTGGTTAAAAGAAGATGAAGAATTTGCTGCTAAAGTTAAAGAAATAGAAAACATTCAACAGGACTTTATTAAGTCTAAGTATTATGAATGCGTAAAAGACAAAGTACCATCAGTTGTGATACACGCTGCAAAGACTAGACTTGGCTGGAATGAAACAAATAAAGTAGACTTAACATCAGGTGATGAAAAGATAAAAATTAACATTGACCTTAGAGATTAATCCTGAATTTACTAAGACACAAAAAGAGTGTTTAAACTACCTGTTTGACAACAAGACAAAAGAGGTGTTATTTGGTGGTGCAGCAGGTGGTGGCAAGTCTTGGGTGGGTGTTAGCTATTTAATATTAATGGCTATTAAATATCCTAAGACTAGATACTTAATGGGAAGGTCAAAACTTGATGCTTTAAAAAAGACAACACTAAACACTTTTTTTGAAGTATGCACAGCTTGGAATTTAAAAGCTATTGAGGATTATAATTTTAATGGATCAAGTAATGTGATTACCTTTTACAATGGCTCTGAGATAATACTTAAAGATTTATTTTTATACCCATCAGACAGGAACTTTGATAGCTTAGGTTCTTTAGAAATAACATCAGCATTTATAGATGAAGCAAACCAAATAACCGAAAAGGCAAAGAATGTAGTGGCATCAAGACTTAGATATAAGCTAGATGAAAACGGATTAATTCCTAAAATGCTAATGACTTGTAACCCTGCTAAGAATTGGGTGTATTCAGAATATTACAGACCAGCAAAAGATAAGACAATAAAACCTTACAGAAAGTTTATTCAATCTTTAGTTGGTGACAACACCTATATATCAAAGCATTATGAAAAGCAGCTATTTGAATTAGATGAACTAAGCAAACAAAGACTGCTGTATGGGAATTGGGAATATGATGTAACTAATGATAGTCTAATTGAATATGATGCAATACTAAGTCTGTTTAATCAAAAGGGAATTGAGGGTGATAAATACATAACTTGTGATGTGGCACGATTTGGGGCTGATAAAACAGTTATAATGCTTTGGCAAGGGTTACACCTTAGATATGTGAGAACCTTGCTTAAATCGGCTGTAAATGACGTTGTGGACGAAATTAAGAAACTACAACAAGAGAATCAAGTTAATTTGACTAATATTATAGTTGATGAAGATGGTGTTGGTGGTGGTGTTAAAGATTATCTAAGATGCAGGGGATTTGTAAACAATTCCAAGCCATTAAAAAATGAGAACTACCAAAACTTAAAAACCCAATGCTATTACAAGTTAGCTGACTTGATAAACAAGGGTCAGATAGGTATAAGTTGTTCAGATGTAAATGTTAAGAATTCAATTATAGAAGAATGTGAGCAGGTAAGAACTAAGGATGCTGACAAAGATAATAAGTTACAGATAATTCCTAAAGATACAGTAAAGGCAATTTTAGGAAGATCACCTGACTATTCAGATGCTTTGGCTATGAGAATGTTTTATGAGATAGATAATAACTTTGGAAAGTATTTTGTGCAATAGAAAACCCCCCACCTAGAGTATCACGACAAGGAGAAAAGAAGCGGTGAGGGGTCTAACTAAAATGAATCAATCAGGTGGCAAATATACACAATAAACTAAAAAAACAAAATTTCTATTATATAAATATATGAAGGTTAAAATTAAGAAGGAAGGCAAGACAAAGCAGTTCAAATTAATTAGCAGTTGGGAAGAAGTTACATTAGAAAAGTGGTTAAAGCTAATTGATTTTGCAAGTGAAACAAAGACAAAGGAAGCGGAAGAAACAATAGCAGCATTATCTACAATTCCTAAACAACTGATAAAACAGTTGGAATTAAAAGACATTGCAGCTATAATGAGTAAGCTGTCCGAGTTTCAACAGCAGCAGAATAGTTATTTAAAAAGGATAATTGAAATAGATGGAAAAAGATACGGATTCCACCCTGATTTGGATTCCATTACTCTTGGAGAATGGGCAGATTTGGAAACATTTATAAAGCAGGACATTGAAAAGAATCTACCAGAAGTGATGGCAATACTTTACAGACCCATCACAGAAGAAACAGATAGCGGGGTTTACACCATAGCAGCTTATGATGGTAATATAACCATAAGGGCAGAGGAGATGAAGAAGATGTCAGCAGAGCAAGTGCAAAGTGCGCTGGTTTTTTTTTGGCATTTAGGGAACGTATTGTTAATGACTTTGCCATCATTTTTGATGGAACGGCTGAAGGAAATGAAGATGCAATCGCAACAGAATCCTTTGCAGAAAAGTGGGGATACTTCGGAGTGATGTACAGATTATGTAATGCCGATATATCAAAGTTAGAAAAGATAACAAGACTTAATCTTTTAGAAGCGTTTACTTGGTTAAGTTATGAAACAGATTTACAGACACAAAACAAAGTGAAATATGGCGGTAACCAATAAGACATACAACAACGTAATTGACACCTTATGTAGATTAGGAGAATATCATAATCAAATAAGCACAGTATCTGTTGGGGATATATTTGACATCAATTTAGAAAAGATGGAGAAAATGCCTTTGCTGCATATTAATCCAACGTCAGTTACAACAGGTGATGCAGAATTGATATACAATTTTCAGCTTTTTATTTGTGACCTTGTAAGCGAAAAGTCTGACTGGCAAACATATCAAGCAGAACAATTAACCAAGCTAGTTGACCCTAAGAACAACGAACAGCAGGTATGGAATCAGACGTTAGAAATATGCACTGACTTTATTGGTATGCTTAGACATAGTTCAAGACAATCATTAGCAGGTGATAATGACATAAATGCACCGTTGTATTTTACACAAGACCAATTTACAATTGAGCCATTTCAAGAAAGGTTTGATAATTTACTTTGTGGATGGACATTTACAATAGGAATAAGAACACAAAACAATTTTGACACTTGCACAATTCCTGTAACTAATGCAGGAGCTGGTTACTAATGTTTAAATTTAAAATATGGAAAATAGAGATACAACTAATACCACCAAAAATAACAATCAAGCTATGAGCTATGAAGATGTTTTAGAAAAGCTAGAAGCTATAAGTATTAAACTAGAAACTTATAATGACTATCCACAAGCAGCCACTAACAATGCTAAAAAAGCTAGAAAATGGAAAGAAGAAAATGGTAGTGATTGTGGAACTAGAGTAGGATGGACACGGTCAGCACAATTAGCAAATAGAGAAAATATAAGTAGAGATACAATAGCTAGAATGGCATCATTTAAAAGACACCAACAACATAAGGACGTACCATATTCAGAGGGCTGTGGAGGTTTAATGTGGGATGCTTGGGGTGGTTCTAGCGGTGTAAATTGGGCAATAAATAAATTAAAACAAATAGACAAAAAATAAAAAATTATGGCAGACTTAACAGTAACCTTATCCGAAAGCGTAGTTGTCAACGGATCACTAAGGGGTTCAACGAACAATTTAACAGTAACAGGTATTGAAGATACATTTGAAAGGATAGTAACTTGTCCACACTCTAATACAACGACAATAGCTACATTCAACAGTAATGTATATGGTAGTGCAGGTGCTTTAGACTTAGAGAACTGTAAATATATTAGGGTAACTAATATTGACACATCAGATGGAGTAATAGACTTAGCAATTGTAACTGAAAACACTAACTATCAAGTAGTAATGACAGCAGGAGCTTCTCATATGTTATGTCAGGCAGACACAGCAGCAATAGCAGAAGCTGATACAACCCCAAACTTTCCTACGCTAGAAGATATAACAAGCATACAGGTAAGACCAAGAGCATCTGCTAATGTAGATGTAGAAATATTTGTAGCTAGTGTATGATGAAAACTAAAAATCTAGAAAGGTACTTAAATAGCTTTGCTAATAATGTTTTAAAAGATTCTAAGAGTATATTAAAATCTACAAAAGGCAGTACAAAATTAGCAAGTTCACTTAGAACAGAAGTCAGTCCTGATCCTAATGGTTTTAGTGTTAGGTTTTATATGGCAGACTATGGTACATTTGTAGATAAAGGAGTTTCAGGAAATAAAAACCCAATATCTTATACTGATGGAACTAAGATAAAATCTAGTCCTTATAAATATACCACTAAGCAACCACCAAGCAGTGTTTTAGATAAGTGGATAGTTAAAAAGGGCATAGCGCCAAGAGATGAAAAGGGTAGGTTTGTTTCAAGAAAAAGCATAGCGTTTTTGATTGCTAGAAGTATTAAAATAAAAGGAATAAAAAGTACAAGTTTCTTTTCAAGACCATTAGGAATCAGATATGAAGAATTGCAAAAAAATTTATTGAAAGAATTTAAAAAAGATATATCAACTTATTTAACAACATTTACAAAAAACAAATAATATGGCAAATTGTGTAGTAGAACAAGCACCAGCGTTTCAATCTTTTCCTGTAGGACAAGACGTGATATTTGTAGTGTCTAATTTAGATGCAGTAGCAAATCAGATACAAGTAAAGTTTGTAGCTGAGGTACATATCAGCACCAACCAAATAAACCCATCTTCTGTCAATGATATTATTGGAACTTTTAAAACAACACCTAACAATGCAGGAGTTGGAATATTTAATTTAAGAAATGTATTAGAAAACTATGTTAAAGCAGACCATACAGCTTCTTCAAATGCTATATTTAATGGCGCAACCCCTTCTGTTGATTTGCCTGTTCACCTTATTGATGCTTTTTCTAAAAGTACAGATATTTTAAGATATTTAGCTATTCAGTTTAAAGTAGAATATTTAGATCAGGCTTCAGGTTCTTCTACTTTCGGACAGCTTATTACAACAGGTTCTGTTAACACAACAGATTATATGTTTTGGAATGGGTATGTAAAATATACAGATATTGTTTCTGTCACTAGCGCAGGGAGCTTTGGTTATGATCCTGGCAGTTTTTTTCCTGATAACGCAACACGAAGATACCTTACAAATGCACCGACAACTCAATATGCAAATGTAGAAGATTATGGAACACTAGCTTTTCTTAATCTTACAGCAGCACAAAGAGGAGACACGGTAAGGGTAACAATAACTGCATACAATGCGGCAGGAACAGCTTACGGAACAACAGAAACGGTGACAGGTGCTTCTACAAATGGATATAACAATGCCCATAATTCTTTAGTTGAAAATAAATTAATCTATTTTGGTGCTTTTCCTGCAAACCTACAAGGCACTTGGTGGGATGGTGCGATAAGTTTTGGAATGAAATACTATGTATTACAAATGGAAGATACAACAGGAACTGATACATTAGAACCTGTTACAATATATATAAACTGTCCTAACACCCAAGGATATGAAAGCGTTAGACTTTGCTGGTTGAATCAATGGGGTGCTTGGGATTACTATACTTTCACACAGAAGTCAGTCCGAACTATCAGCACACAAGGCAGCACTTATACACAACTGAACGGTACTTGGAATGAAGCGACTTATAAGTATGCAAATCAAAATGGTGGTAAAAAATCTTTTAGAAGAAATGCTACTGAAAAATTAACAATCAACACGGATTTTATTACTGAGAATTACAATGTAATGTTTGAAGAACTAATGAACAGTCCAGAAGTTTATATACTACAAGGAACACAAGCGGCAACATCTAGTGGTATTTATTCTTATGAATTAAGTCAATATGTTACACCCACAAGGGTTGTAAATTCTAGCTTTGTTAAAAAGACAAAAGCTAATGACCAATTAATTCAATATACATTTGAAGTAGAAAAAAGTAAAACATTAAGAACACAGACTATCTGATGAGTGTACAATTAATATTATTTCCACAAAATTACGAAGGGGGTTTCAGCGCAATTTCTGCTGACCCTAATGAAAAGATAGTAAATGGTATTTCTTTTGCTGGAATGGATTCAACAAGTTCTTATAGTACCCACAACAGCACCAATACATCAAACGGTCTTAATATTACAGCTAACGCACCTGCAACAGTTCCCAATACTTGGTACAGG